ATATATTTTAGAGAGGAAGTTTCACTTGAGGTTTATTACATGTTTCCGGTGGAATAGGTTGAGGGGCTCATTGGGGTGTCGTATAATCGCCTGTATATCACGCCAAGATATCTAACAGTATCGGCGATATGTATCGCCCAGTTTTCAAGCGGTTTCTTTTTATAAACGCCAAGCTTTTCATCGAATAGACGTTGGTATTCGCGCAGAGCGCGCACAATAAGGTCACCATTGATTTTATCGATTCTCAGCTTTGAAAATAGGTAACGAACGGATTCTATGCCATCTTCTATAGAGACTTTCGGAACCATCTGGAATTGCCAGCCATAGCGCCGTGCTAGCATCAATCTTGATTCTGTGTGTTCCCATCCCTGGTGTTTTTGGTCGATATCATGGGGCCCAAAATGCATTCCCCATTCGCAGCCAAAATTACTTCTGACTCGTTCTGCCTCATCCAGGTAGGATCGAAATCCGCGGCCAGTATCATGAATAAGATAAAGCAAATGGACATGACGCCCAGTAACTTGAAAAAGAATCCCAGCAGTTGCATCCGTTCCCCCTAAATCCCAGATAGAGTGAAGCTTTAATCTTGGGTCTGGCTGGAGCGAGCAGATACGTCCTTCACGCACCATATCAGACATTTCACGGGTATAGTATGCACCTAAATTTCCCACTTCGAAATCAACAAAGAATTCCTGACGTATTAATTCATCAGACATGCCAAGGTCTTTAGCACGCTGAATATCAGCCTTGTTTATAATAGGAGTGACACCATCATGTTTGAATGTCTGGTCAACGCTAAGATGTTCTATATGGTAATCAGGTAGGTCTTTAATCTGGTTGAATGCTTCCCATCCATGGTTCATTCCACGTGGCGTGAACTGGAGGATTTCCCGACCTCTGTTTTGAACAATGATTGGATTGAGGTACTGGCGAGCAAGAGGATTGTGCAAACTAAATTCAGAATAGATAATGGTAATAGGATTGGAACCCATGAGTCCATTGTAATTGTTACTGCCAGCCAGAATGAGTTTACTACCATTAAATAAATCAATTTCCATTCGCGCTTCATTACGTTTAGCAATGAGAGCAGGAGGGATTGCATCCATGAATGGACGGCCATCGAAATCTAATCCTTGCCAGATGACTGACCTTGCTTGTTTGTGGAGGGGAAACAGGTACACGTGCGTACCGACACGCCGCAACCCACGCAAGAGCCATGCTTGGAGACTAAAGATATCTTTTCCTGCGCGGCGGTGAATAACTGCGCAAACGTTTTTATCTTCCACCATAGCACGAAACATCCGCGCTTGATGTGGGTAAGGTGCAATGTTAGGAATGCGGATATAAATTTCATAACCCTATGTGCTTTGTCAAGCACTTTCGTTAACACCGGTAATAACAATTACCGGTTATTTTAAATTAATTCTCAATTAAATTACTTGACTTTCTATTTTTTGAGGTAAGAGAGCTGCTCAAAAGTTTAGTTTTTTGATTGAATGCAATACCAGCTTCAATCTTGACGCCATCCATAATTATCTCTTTTGCTATACTAGCAACTTCTTGTTCGCCATGACACTTAACCATAGCTACATATTCCATAGTTCTAAAATCTGTCATTGATTCCAGTGATTCGACAGTCTTATTACAAATAGCGCATGTAGGCCAAGGAATATTAGACAGATTCATTTATTGGCCTATCATAATTGCCATAAGCAGGCTCGATTGAATGTTTCGTGTATACGTGAGGGTGCGCCGCCATTTCCGGAATAGGAAGGCGCGGACCGTACTTACGAACTTCCTGCTCTTCTCTTTCAGTTTCGAAATTTTCACCAAAACTATTTCCCGTATTTATGTCTTGCATTCAATCTCTCCAGCTAGCTTTATATCGAATATAAGTTAAAGTACTTCGCTTTAATCCATACTTAGCACAAAGAAGCTTTAGACTCGAACCTCTTGGTTCAGCTCTAAGTTGTTTAACAATTTCTTCATTAACTACTGACATCGCTCTATTTCGTGTTTGAACTTTATGAGTTACCCATCTGCAATTTTCAGGTGAATAGCCTTTAAGATTATCAATTCGGTCGATAGTTAAATTTTCTTGATAACCATTTAAGATAGACCATTCATAAAATGATTTACGACTTTTCAACCATTCATCACAAACAGTAATTCCATTACCACCATAGCGATAATAAACTTTATTATTTGGATTTGTACATCTATGCTTCATATCATAATAAATCATTTGAAGTCTTTTAGACGCGCCACATAGTTTACTTGCCATATTTCATACGCTCATGTGCATGCCTCTCAGCTTGACGTTCTTCATGAGTATCACGCTCTGCTTCACGCTGATTGTGATAAGACGCAGCAACCGCCTGATTAACAGGATGGCCTGCGTGAATCATCTCTTTAATATTTTCTTGTCGAGCTTCATTAGAAGAAGATTTTATTAATGGCATATACAATCCTCATGACTACGCTAAAGTTTGTTTTAAACTTTCAAGTTCATTTTTAATAGTAGATAATTCCGAATCAAGTTCTGTATTTCTTTTAAGAGCTTCTTCATATTGTGAAAGTAAAGAAGATGATTTTGTTTTTTCTTCCTGACATTCATTCGATAGTTTTTGATGGGCTTTTTTAAGATGAATTACGTTTGTACGTAAATTCATGGTTGTATTTGCACCTTCATTTAAAACTTCACGGTAAGCATCCAATTGTGAAAGCAGACCATCGAACGCCATATCTTTTTGAGCAAGTTGTTTTTTCAAATCATCAATTTCTTTTTGCATAACTTCAGACATTCAAATATTCCTATCTAAAAAATTAATCTATTCGCCCAGTTTCTTATTCGCTTTTTCATCAATATCATGGAGCATCGAAAGTGATATATGGCCTTTATTATATTGTTGCTGTGCGCGTGCTTTTGCATTCGCCGCGTGGCTTCTATCCGGAATAGGATAAGAACGGTTAGCACCTGCAAATTCTGATTTAGGTAATTTGTTCCTTACGGAAGATGTTAACTTACTCATGGCTATTCCTTATATCAATATTAACTATTATAAATCTTTTTATCTTGCTCTTCGAGCATTTAATTGGCAATAAAAAGTCGGCGCAGTAGTTGTCCAGGTTGAAGTTCCAACCAGATAAACTGTTGTGGTAGTTGAAAGACTTAATCTTGTATAACATTTGCCATCATAGGATGCACCATTTACACCAGCAAAAATCCAATACCAGGCAGAAGTTAACCCGCCAGAAGGCGCTGTGGCAGATGTAGTACTGATACCACCAGTCCAGGCGGTTGTAGTTGCAATATTTAAAACGAGAACAGCAGAACTCCAAACATCCCAATCACCAGCTGTTAATGAAATAGACGTCAGGTTTTGTGGAGTATTTGATGTAGTCATGTTACCAGTTACAAAACTTGCACCTGAAGTAACATATTCCCCTACGCTACCTGCTGCTGCACTGTCATTTGTGGTTGTTCCAATAATACCACTGGTTGAGTTAAACGTAACACTCGGCAATGTAATTGCAGGACCTGTAGAGCTAATAGATGGAACACCACCAGCAGATGTAACCAAATAGCCTGAATTGGCAGTTGCTAATGGGCTAACAGTTGTACCCGTAGCGGCATAATAAGCTAAATCATTTATCGTTCCATTGCTAACAGTACCACCTGAAGATGCGCCTACATATTCAATAGACCATGAAGCTGCTGTTGTTCCACTGGTTGAAATGCAAGTAATCAGAAGTGTAGTGCTTGCACCCATCACCTGAATTGCATTCCCTCCTGAAGAATTGACAGTTACATTACCAGTGGAGTTATTAACAATATAAAATGACTGGCCTAAAACTAGTGTCGATGTAACAGGCATTACAACTATCTGCGTTGTTGAACCTGTAAAAAATTGTTGCCATGCACTACCAACAACTAAAGTCGTTGTGCCAGCTGCAGTTGATGTTGTTGCATAACCTGCTAAATGATTATTAGCTGACAGGTTTTTATTTCCATCCCACAACGAACTTGCGTTCGCCGTAGGCGTTGCAGTCATAAGGGTATTAATTTGATTGTTAGTAGTCATGTAAAAAACTCCTTACACTTTTGTTAACCCGCTACTAACGGCATTGGTCAGAACCCAAGTTGTATTGGCAACGATGCATTCCAAATCACAGCAATCGCCTGGGTCGGTTGATGACCATGAACCAGCAGAGCTTGAGGATTGATTACCAAACTGAATTGTCTGTCCTGTATTTGCGGTTGCTGTCCAGCCTCCACTTCCAGCTAATCCTCTAATAGATATTTTGCTTCCAATAGGTGCAGTTGCTGGTAGTGTAATTACGCATGCGGTTGAAGCATGATTCATTATATAACCGTTGTTAATTGCTGCTGCTAATGTTGCCGCTGTGATAGTTGTCCACGTAACCAAAACACCGGGTATAGCTGTCCAGATAGGAGTCGCAGTACCTTGAGACTGTAAAAATTGTCCTGCAGAGCCTGCTGCTGTAAATGCCATTGCAGAAGCACCTGAATAAGCAATTGCACCCTGTACGGCAGATAATGCAGCGCCTGTACCACCTGATGCAAGAGCAAATGGTTCTGGAGTATTAATCATGTTATTCGTAGTCATCGTATTATTTCCTTATATTACAGTTGGATTTGAATTCACAAGTTCAACAGACCATGTTGTATTGGCAACAAGTCCTCGAACAAAAATATTTGCATATTGAACATCAGAATTAATAGCACCAGCGCTGCTGCTTGTGACAGAGCCAAATTTAATAGTTTGTCCAGTATTAGCGACTAAACTCCATCCACCAGCGCCTAAACCTAAAACACCAATTTCATCACCAACATTAAATACTGCAGGCAAAACAACTTGAACCGGTGTGGCTGTCCTGTCTGCGACAAAACCATTACCAGACGCGGCATTTACTGAGGGAACAGAAACTGTTTCCCATGATGTAATATTGCCACCCCCTCCTGTTGCAAAATCTACGGCGACAATTGCATCATTACCTTGGTCTTTCATCCAGATTTGTCCTGGACCTAATATCGGTAAAATAGTATCGATGACGTCTTGAATAATTGCTGAATAATTATAGCGAGGACCAATCAACTGATTAACTAATTGTGCCTGTTGGTCAACTAAAGTCAGAATGCCAAAATCATTATTTAGCATCGAAGGAATGAAATTCGTATTCGTATATAGATTCATTCTGTCAGCGGGTGTCTGACGAGTGATTGTAACAATATCACCAGCTGAAGATGGAGTTACCAATGTGACTTGTACTTCTTCTTCAGAGCCGATAAATGCTACTGAAAAGTCAGAAGGATATGAGAGGATTTGAGTAAAGTCATCAGGCGCATCACCAAAAGGTGTCACATAAACTACGACATCAGATTCAACATTGGCTGTCCAGTTTGTTCCATATACAGTCTGGTTTAAAATAGCTATTGCTTGCGTGTAAGGCAAGATATCACCGATGACAACCTGAGACATAATTAATAATCCTTTTTAAAATTATTCAGCCTTTGCAGCCGCTCTATTAGGCGGTAATCCTAACTTATCAATCATCATCTGGCTCATTTGATAACCCCACATTGTACCAGTAATAGGCAACATTCTCGCCATCTGAGAAGCATCTTTTTGGTTAAATTCACCAGAAGCCAGGGCATCAATTATACTCGTCATGCGGTTGGCGGTTGAAAAGACTGGACCCAAAGCACCGCTACGCATGCGATTGCGATATTTATCATTCTTCAGGTCTCCTAATAATCTATCACCAGAAATCAAGTTTGCCCAATCAAGAGTTGTTGCTATAGCACTTCCCACATCTGAATCATTAATCGATTCCCAGAAGCGTTGCCCATCACTCATATTGTCAGGAACAGCATCTTCGCCGCGTGCCGCACGGCGCATAGGGCTTACGAGTGAACCGGTTCCCAATGAGAACAAGACACCCAGTATTTGTTGGGCATCAGGTCGTTGTAACATTGGTACAAGATAACGGTTAACAGATGCATAGCCCCACCCTGTAAAAGTATGAAATAGCATCCCAAGAAAATTGTCAGCCCAGAAAGGCGAATCAAACATTCCGCGGTTAATAATTGTGTTTTGAATTCCTCTGAATACAGCCTCAGAAAACTCATTTGAAGCTTCCATATCCTGCCAAGACCAGAAGCGGCTCTGATATCCACCCAGCTTTGTTTTAAAGCCACCAGCACCTTCGTATGCTGCCACCATTCGTTTATCCCACTTCTTCGGGTCTAAACCATATTTACGCAGATATTCACTATCTTTTTTAGACATGGTTCCATTGACTGAATCATGCAAAATACGCATAAATTCAGATTGAATCGTGGCACCTGACAAGTGTTGAAGACCATTATCGATGTAGGTAGTCAAGTCCGTGTTAGCTGAAAACTGTGCGAGCTTTTCTATGCCTCCAACTACCCTACCAAGATTAAGATACGGTTGGGCTTCCATTGACCAGTTCCTGTCACTGACACCCCCAAGAACGTCTTGTAATGCCAGATGTACAGAAGGTGCAGACTTACGTAATGCTTCACTATCCTTTGTCTTTAAAATGCCACCAAGGCTTTGTATGACTGGATAAACAGAATCCCTGATGAATGGCCAAACACCATGTTGTAATCCTATGGCACCAATATCAGCAACCTGTGTCGCAGCTAGAAAGTGTAGATTTGTCATGGCAGTCATAGACATGATAACACTGCGTGCCAGATTCTCACCCCGACTTCGATTGCTATAACCCATCATCTTTTCATAAGACTTGCTCATTTGATTTTTGGCAGCATCAAAGCGTGTTGCTTCAGCTTTTAGATTTTTATCTAATTGTTTTTGTTCTTTTTGCAACTCCAGTTTAGAAGTTTCAATAGTTTTTCGACGAGAATCAGAAGTGTTTTTCTCTCTTGCCTCAATATCCATCTTTTTAATTTCATCAGAAATAGCAGACTTACGAGTATCCCAAGGTAAACGTTTTGCTTGATACTCCTGACCAAGTTTCTCAACCAAAGGTTCAATGCCACCATCATGCGTCACATCCTGAAAGACATTTTTTAAATGTGTTCGACGAGAAAGATAGAGTGTGTAATTCGCTAACTTCGCCATCAAGTCCTTTGTCATAAAGTTATTGTTGTAAAGCAATTCATCTGGAACAAGAAGTGTTCGACTCTTCAAATGATTCTCACTTGAGTTACCTGTAACTTTTCCCATGACATCATTAATGATATCTTCAGGTTTAAGATGCATTATAGAATCATAGTAAGCCTTTGCATGGTTTTGACGTTCGATATCACTTGTATAGACATCACGAAATTTAAGACGGTCATTCACATCCTTGAATTGATGTGTGGATGGATAATATAGACGTGGATTAATTTCACCATTACGTGCCTTGTCATATAAATCGTATTCAGTGTCCTGAATTTTGACATTAAGGTCATGCAGTTTTTCTTCTTCAACTTTTATTTTCTCTGAATGTGCAGTTTCTTCTGTAGCATGTTTTTTTGCAGTTTCTACAGTCTTACCTTTCATTGAAGATTGTTTACTTTTGGCTTTTTGATTCTTCAATTCTGAAACAATACCTTTCTGTTCTTCAACCTTCTTCTTTAAGTCATTTAATGGTTTCAGTATTCCAGTCAATTCTTTTGCTTCATTTGATGAAAGTGCATGCATGTTTTCAACATGGATATTCAAGTTTTTATTTTCACGTAATTCGTTCTGAAGTTTTTCATTTGAAAAGCGAAGGTCGCGTTGCATCTTTTCAATTGAATCAGATGATTTATTAATCATACTATCATTTGCATGAGGTGATTTTATTAATTCTGCATGAGAATCCTTGAGTGCCTTCAGATTGGATTCAAGATTATGAATAGGTTGCATACGTTCATTAATAGTTGCATCTGATTCTTTTAGCCAATCTGAAATCGTACTCACCCATTTATCTTTATTGACATTCATGTAGTTAATGTCATAAACACGCATGAGGTATCCTGCCGCTGTTTTAGGGGGCACAATGTCTTCAGGAAGGTTGTAGGCTTTCAAATAGTTTTTATAGGTAGTATCAATCTTGTCTCGCATTATGGCAGCGGCATCATTAACTGCCGCATGTTCGCTGGGTGTTTCAGATGTTAAAACCTGTTGAATCTCATCATGAAACTGGTCGCGAGGAACGTATCCTGTTTTATCCAAATCCTTGCCAAGGACTTTTAATGTTTTATTATAAAGACCCAATCCAATCTGAGTTGCATCCGATATTGGGCGATTCTTAATATCAATACCCATACGTTTTAAATGCAGAGCATTCATTTGAGCAGAAATAGAACGCAAATCTGCGAACTCACGTTTCATGTAGAACTCAAAACTCTTTGGCTTAACACCACCTTCAGCAACGCCTTTCGTAATGATACTGTGGTCAGCAGCTCGGTCTATAAATCCACGCACAGTTGTATAGGATGAATTAAGCATATTCAATAAGGGCGAACCTATGCCAGGATAGGATTTGACTGATAAGAGTGCATCGCCAAGATAGGGTATTTTGAAAAAGCCACTTTTATTAAACGAAGAATCAGCCAGCTCCTGCGCGTAGGAGACTTCAGCAGCATTCAATGAACCTGTGGTATCGAACGCCTTTATACCTGTGATTTCACCTTTCTCATCCATCACATGCTTAAAATCGATTCCTTTAACAAAGCTTTTGGAAATATCCTTTAGACTCCACAATTCCATCTTGTCCAGAGCCAATGCTCCTGCCCCAAGTCCACCGAAGATTGCTGTTCCAAATATTCCATTGATAGCTGAATCAACAACAAAGTCATGCATATTTCCGTTTACTTTATCTAGCTCTTTGCCACCAGCCTGCAAAACACCGGCTGTTGCAACGCCAGGAAGAGATTTTTGAGCCGCTTTCAACATTGTAGGTGCAAACTTGGCGTATTTTGCCCATCCAGCAATAGGGATATAACTAACTGGGTCAGTGACTGCTCCAGCAACACCACCGATGATTTTTGCAAACATGGAGCCATTTGCCAGTGTATCATCATGGTCTTGCTCTGACTGCACGCGGTCACGTCTATATTGAAGGTCTTTTGGACCTTTTGCGTCCATAAGATAGGAATTATATTCAGGCCTTATATCATAGAACATTTCTGGTTGGGAACTAGGTGTCCAACCATTTGGTGCTAAATCAGAAAATGAATCCGGTTCTTCAAAAATAGCCTGATGTAATGTCGTGGCTTGTCCGGGCGTACCAAGCTTTTTATATGCCCCATGAAGTCCTTGTAGCGTGGAATTAAAGTCATACGCTTCAGCACCGGCAGTTTTAAAGAATCCAGGAGAAGAAGCTTGAATCCCTTTTTCAATAGATGATGTCCCATACCCTTCATCACTACTCATAGTGATAGGAGTATCTGGCGAAAATGTATAATTCAAATCAAAGGGAATGTTTGATTTCGGAACGTGTATATCACCTACTGCTGAAGGAACGACATTATCATTTTCCATAATTAGGCTTTCCCGCGTTTGGCATAAGCATCAGTAATGGCTTTTTTGTTTGGAGTATATGTCTGTACGCCAATATAAGGCGCCATTTGAATTAACGGACGAATTCCCGCTTCTGTCTGTAACGCAATATCCCAGTTAAAAGAATTTCCAATTAGCATTACATTATACGTATCGGCTTTCACTCCACTGGAAGTTTTAGTGTAACGCTTAACCTGAATCGGTGCATAATCATGGCCATAAACCAAAGCATGATTTTTCATGTCGCTGGGTACTATATCCCAATAGACATTTGATTGTTTTTTACCATATGCATCTTTTAAAGGTATGAAACTTTTATTCAGGACATTTGTAACATCCTGTTGAATAAATGGAACCACATCACTATTTGATTCAAAGCCTAAAACCTTTTCAATCGGGTGAAGTGTTTTAACCTTCCCACCATTGACACCTGTATCACCAAAAGCAGAATCAACTTCCTGTTTTGTGAGTTTAAGTGCATTCGTCTGGTCTCCATTCATGTTTTGATAAAGAGAACCGTACTTTTGTAAAATCATATTTCCATATTCATTGGCGATACCTGGATTCATGAAATCATCAGGATTAAGCCCAACCTGTTGCATAGCCCATTTTTGTGGAGGTTTGGAACCGAAACCAGCAAAGCCACCGGTTTGGGTTTTAACAAAAGCAGACCATTTTTCCTTATTCATTTTCTGTGTATCAGGGTCTTGATTGGCATTCTGAATTGCAACCTTGGCTGCTTCTTCTGGCGGTAGTGCATCACGTAATGATTTGTACTGCGTGAATATGGATTTGTCTTTATCATCCAGACCTTCAAGCGCATGACTTGCATTCATTGAATAAAGCGAGTCCATCTGCTTTGCAGCGGTTTCCATCATTTCAGGATTTCCACTGTTAATTCTGTTTTTAAGGCTCGCCACGAAAGCAGGAATCTTACCCCCTGCTGCTGCTGCCACCTGTACTTCTGCGTCTTCCTGAGTGATAGGATTTCCTTGTTGCTGGCGTTGTTGCACATACCTTGATGACATCATATCGAAGCTTTTGTTTTTGGCTTTATCAGGAACGCGAGCAAATGCATCAGGACTATTCCATGAGGCCATGGCAAGATTGGTATCTGCATTTTCCTTATTGAATTTCTTAACAGCTTCAATATAACCTAACTGAGCTTTTTGATAGGCTTCAGCAGAAACATTATTTTTTAATTGTTGAAGTTGCTGTGGCATATCGGGTGCCATTGGATTCATGGCTATACTGGTATTGAAATCAGCTAATCGCAATTGTTGGTCTTGATTTCTCAAAGCATCCTGATGGCCAACATATTGACTCAAATTCTGAGTAACACTCATGTAATCAGTGTCGCTAAGGTATGATGGTTTTTTATCAGCGATTGATTTTAGATAAGCTTCGCCTTTGCCGGCTGCACGAGCATTTTCATATTCATGAATCATCTTACCGCTGAGATAGCTTTTACGAGCAGTATCTACATTGGTTTTAGCCTGCTCTGGCGTCAATAGGCGTGATGCGACATCAGCTGCACTCAAACGTCTGGTTGTCTCAATCGCGGATTCAGCAGCCTTGTCATTGCCTTTTAAACCGAAAGAATAAGCATTTTCAGCATTTGTTTGTGAAGCCAAGGCTGTATTATTTCTTCTATCTTCATGCTGCTCATTAATCATGCGATTTGTCAAATCGCTGGTGAGACTCATCGCATGAGTTCCATATTGATATTGGAGCTTGGGTGAGACTTGAGATGGCGCATTTTTTAATATATTTTTAAGCCCAATTGCAATGCTGTCATTGGTCTTTTTAATAATATCAGGTGTAATGCGGTCTGCTTTAGCTGCATCTAATGCTGAATCATTTATCAGTTTATTTGCCTGAAGACCAAGTGTTGCTTGTGCTTGGGTCTCATAGCTTTCCTGCATGGTCTTATCAAAATCAGTTAATGGAACCCCAATATCGCCTTGAGGGTTCTTTCCAAGCTCACCGCCGACTTTCTGTGCAATGGCGTCAGAAGCCTTTCCAGCGACATAAGAGCCGATTCGAGACATCCAGTTACTTGTCGCAGCATAATCATTAATCGCGTCTGTCATGTCAGGGAATTGCGTTATAGATACCTTCTCTCGACCCTTATATGGCTCAGGTAGAGATTGACCGGCAGGAATCTCTGATACGTTATGCGAAAAGTCAAGGTCAGACATCGACTAGCCTCCAATCTTGAAATCAGGTAATGATTGACTAAAATCAGACATTCCCTGTTTCCAACCAGAAACACTGCTAGGAAAACGATTTAATGTTCTCGATGCAAAACCCTGCCATAACTTGGATACGTTTGAACTATTTTGCAGACGTGATATTGCTGTCCCTGCGCGTAATTGATTTTCACGACCAAGTGAATTCAATCGTCTAATCTGTTCGTCAGAATTGAAGTTGGCTTGTGATTCATTTAGAAGACTTAAAGCACTTCCTCCTGCAGTTGATGTACCACGTGCTGCCATAACAGCAATCTGACTGCCTAAAGTCTGGCGTAACTCCTTCATACCTTGAAGACTTTCATTTTCAGTTTGAAGTCTGTTTTCTTCAAGGTTGGTATCGAGTTCTGCATTTTTCAACTTCAAACCAAGATTCATCATATCGGCCTGATTTTTACTACCAAAATAATCAGTAATCATTCCTGAAGCCTGCATTGCAAGCATGAGATAAAATGGCATAACACCCTCTTGCTAATTGTCTACTGAATAAAAAACACCTAACAATTGAATGTTAAATGGTTCACTGTGCTCAATTGTATATGTTGGATTATTAAAATCATCCCAACCTTTCATAATTGACATCTCAAAAATTCCACGGGCTGGCTGTGGTGGGTTGCCTATATTTGCCTTATCAAACGGTTCAAGCGCAATAGGAACACCATTAATTGTACCACCAATAGTATTATTAAACATGAACCTTGCCCACCTGACATGAGTCGGCCTTGTCAAGGAAGTTTGTTTGGCTGAAGAACCGGTGGATATACTGAGCGCCATAGGTTCCATAACTGTATTAATAGGAAAACCAATAAATGCATTGGACACATCTGTTGTCACCCCATGGGCAGTAAATACAACTTCATTATTTACATTAACTTCAGCAGGCGATACAAATCCAAATCCGTCACCAATCATTTTTACATCTTGTGCATTATAGAGTACACCTGTCGTGATGGTATCAGTAGGAGTACCGCTATACTGAACAGCACAATCTAAAAATACTGTATCGCTCAATTCTTCCAAAGTGAAGATTGTCGATAATGGCCAAACGATAGCGTCCGATGATGTACCTGTCGATGTGAACCTGAAAGCGTTAACTCCTGCAATAGCATCAGCCTGACTTGCATAAATATTCGCCGATGAACCCGATGTTGGAAATGCCCAATAATAAGTATTTATTGCCAATGGCGGCGTACTAGCTGGCAATGTGCCTGTAGTTGTAAATGTTATAGCATAAGGAATTGATTCTGCAAAAACCGGCGTTCCAAAAGTTAATGTCGATTCTACGATTGGTGGTCCTGGAACATAGGGTGTAAATGCTGTAATCGTTACAGGCATATCTGCAGTTGCAACCTGACGTTCATTTAGAAACCAACATCTTCCATCTGAGCTACTGGCAACCTGTCTGAAATAAGCATTACCGTATGATTGTTCCATAATCTGTGGCGTGAATCCTGCCACACCTTGAGAAATCAATGTCTGGAATGTAGCCATTGAACCATTCTGGTTGATGATAAATACAAACCGACTTCCCGCCCTATGAAGATTCTGGAAAGCCGTTTCATCAAGAGGTGTTCTGATTAATTGTTCATTGATGACAGATACAATCGTTGATGTATATGCATTGTTAATACCGTCCCAAATCATCTGGTGTGCATCATTACCTGATAATACCAGTATCTGGTTGTCAACAGCTTGTGGTTGCAGGACATCAGCAGGAGTTGAATCCTGTAATTGAAGGGTAAAGTTGGTTGGTGTAATTGCAACAATATCAGATAATGGACTTGAATAAATTCCTGTATTCGTATGGACAGTAATGCTTCGATAAGGCACGATAAAATTAATATAATTCATATTATCAGATGTTGGATACCAACTTATGGCATCGTCATCATCTGTCGTCAAATCACCAAAATCTGAGTAATCATTAATAACACTTGCCCAGAATCCATTAGGCAGACTAGATGTATTCGCGAATAGCGCACGACTTTGATAACTTGAACAAACCTGTGGCCAACCACGTGCATCGCTCCATGCCGGTTCTGCCAATACAGCGAGACTACCAAGTATTGCAGATGTTCCAGCAAAAGGTGTTTGTACAGCCACAGTAAATGATGTCGTACTCGCTACTGCTGTGATTCTGGCCGAACCACCGCCGCCAATGAACGCGCCGCCAACATAAGCAGTTGTTAAAGGCGCATACGCGCTGCTCACAGTGATTGTAACCGCTGCACCACTTGTTGCACTGGGTGTGAATGTTAACGCGTCATACGAAGTCGTAGCACCATTAAAATCATAAAATGGTAGGTCTCTGAATCGTGTATTTGCGATACTCCATGCATTTTGTGGAGTAGCAGTCGTTGTTCCTGTTCCAAGACTCTGTATTGTAATTTGATTGGTAGTCCAGGAATTATTTATCAAATACTGTTTAGCATCATATGAAGTTGTGAATAATGCAGAAACAGTCGTACTTGTTGAAGCCGTAAAATAGACAATACCAGCAGTTATTTGAGGCGTTGTCTGCATAATAGTACCGCCAGTGACAGAAAATATTGTCGGTAAAACTGTTCCTGCTAAAAAAGTTCCTGCAGATGTTGTAAATGTTGTTGATGTGAATGATGCGATTGTATGGCCAATACTTGCACCTCTCGTTATATCGAAAGGAGGAAATCCTACACCTGAGCCTCTAAAAGCTGCTCCAAGCACTGTAGTTGAAAGGTTATAAACCTGAGATGCTGTCAGTGAAGTATTTATTCTAAATATTTCTATCCCTTCAAGAAAAACATAAACTGATAGTGGAATGAAAACCAGTTGATAAACACATTCATTAAGATACTGGAATGTTTGAAAATAAATCTCTTGATAGGTTAACGTCGCATCAATTGTTGCTTGATAAAGCGTCCCAAAGCGTTTACCAGCAGCACCAGTAGGATAGGTCAAAACATTCTGTGCAGTCTTTAAACCATTGTAATATTCATTAACCGTAGCACGAGCATACATGTAAGGCGATAATTCGCCCTTGGTGAAGATATCCTGCGACCAAAGTGTGAAAGCCATCTCATAGTCCCTCAACCGATTTGTGGACCAATGATACCTGTTATATTGCGCTTCGTAAGCATTGGAATATCGTATTCCACAAACTGTGGACGATTTTGTGCGTCAGCTGCTGCAGCAATAGCCCATTGTGTGTTTTTCTTTGACTCAAGAAATGATGCATATTCAGGCTTTTGAGCACTGGACAATCCAAGAAATGTTGCTATTTCATAGATAAAATAATTTATAAAATAAGCTGGCAATTGTGCAATTTCAGGAAGATATGCGAATTCCATGAAGATAGGCGACTGAGTTCCCCAGTTACACCATATCTGACTATTTGAATAAATTTCGTAGACATAATTTTGGGGAATAATGCGTATATTTTTTAGATATCCCGCTGGCAATAAATAAATCTGCGTCCAGTTTGTTTGAGGAGGTGGAATTAAAGTTGTTAAAACCAACTCTTCTATCTTCATTGAAAATCGCCAATTTCCTGTTGAAAGGACACTTGGCAATAAAATATCGAATGCCTGTTCTGCAGAAATAACCATATCATCTGCATTATCGAGTGTGATGATTGGCTTATGACCAAGTAGCATTACTGCCAGGGAAATAATACTAGTCTTGGTATAAGCCATTCAAAATCTCTCCTATAGATTAGGTCGCAGCAACAGTGGAGTACCAGACATCTACTGTAAATGTAGCACCTGTACCTACTGTGAATGCTCCTGTTGCATTACTGATATAAATCGCAGTGTTTGCAGCTGTAGACACAACAGCACCAGTCGATAGACCACCGCCAAATCTAAACATGGTGCTAGCACTCGCACCCGTAAAGTCTGTAGCAGCTTCTGTTGCAGATGCAGGAGGCGCTGCTAAATGTGCAGTGCTTCCATATTGAAGACCGACCGCACCACCACCAACAAGTGCTGCAGAACCATAATGCATATTGATAGCACAGCTATGCACGATATTCATTACACCGGCGCCTGGCGCTGCTAAAATCTGGAATGGTGTAGCATACATTCCAAGGAATTGAGCAAGTGTCATATTAACCGTAGTGTATTGAGCTACAGCTAAAGGCACACGTAGTGTTGTACCACTAAATTCAAGGCCGTTACCCAATGTGATTTCTTCAACATTCGCGGTTCCACCTGTTGGATTACCAATTAAGGTATCTGCAGAAGCCTGCTGAATTTTCGCATAAGTCACAGCATTATTGACGATATTCGCCGTATTTACGGTTCCACTTGCGGTAAATCCTGCAGTAGTGACACTTGATGACGATACAGCGGTTACAACAAGAATTTCACTCGCATCCGTACCATTAACCAGAATCCAGTCACCCACACTTAAAGATGGCCATTGAGTTAAAAAGTAATTAGCTGCTGCAATTGTTGCTACTGCATCTGTCGGGCTGTCGTACGCAAAAACATTCTGCGCATTCAAAACTGTGGGTGAACCACCAAAAGGTGTTACTGTTTCTTGACCCTGATTAAGGGAAGAAGATATACATGCCCAGTTCGCACTCGTATAAGCCATGATAAAATTACTCCTATTCGTTAACGATTATGCTTCATCGCAGTTAATTTGGATGATACCCAGATTATCAATGGTGATTGCGCCAGCACTGAAAATACCGTTAATCAACCAGCTTGTTTCGCGTGGAAGATAATTGATTTCAGTACGGAAGTCATGACCAATACCCATACCAGTTGATTGCTTGTGCCAGAAGAATGTTTCACGGATATTTGCACTTGCAAACGGTAATCCACCTTCAACCATCTGAGGAATGACAATCAAATTAATCCCAAGGTAATCCCTGACAAATCCTTTATCCAGAACACGATTCTGTGTATAGAAGGTTGATGTAAATTCCTGTGCTTGTAATAAAGACTGGAAGTTACTCGCAGACATAGCTGCAAAACGTTCCGGTAGTGGCACAGCATTGTTATCAAAGAACTGGATGGCTTGCGTGTATTTCGCGTAAGTCATGTTCGTTCCACCATCAACAGTCGTCTGGCCAGGGCTTGTAGCCAACGAGTTAATGATGATTTGGTCAGAACGACGGCCTAATGCATTCGCAACCAACATGGCATTTTCCATCTTGGCATCGAAGTTAACTGTCAGTTCCTGTACAGAGTCAACAGCGGTTGGCGCTGTATACTTTGTAAGAATGGCAGATGACTGCGTGTAACCAGGGTCCTGAATAACAACTGTTTGCAGGTAACCTGTTGGAACAGCCTGAATCTGGTTAACTTTACGGAATGAAACGGTAGCACCAATAACGTCACGACGAACACGTACTGTGTCGCGTAATAAAAAACCTAGCGATTGATATTCAGCTTTTACGAGTGCGTCAAACTCAATCTGTTGCACAGCTGTCAATGAAGTAGACATAGAAATCCCCTAAAAATAATCAATTAATAAATTAATCGTCATTTTATCGAAGGGCTTTGCTATGTCTCGATTGTCCTATACGGGTCGAATAGCCAAGTTGTCCTTTATAAAAAGCACAAATGGTAGTGATAATAGTATAAAACTTATGCACCAACCTTGTCAACATAACCAGAGGTATTTTTAGCAGCCAATTCAAGACGACCTTGAATATCTTTACGATAGGCTTCGTCTGTCTTGTATTTTTGTAAATTATTGCTTAATTCCATTTTGATATCTTCAACAGAAGCAGATGTTGAAACAGTTCCATTGTTGCCAGGAATCTGTGGAGTCGATGACATAAACTTACCTCTTAATTCTTCAAGTGCTTTAATGGATGCGGCGTTATTCATGGAACTGGTCAATGCTTCATAACTATCTTTTGATAAATTGGCTTTAGCCCAGTTATCAAGAATGTCTATTCGCTCTTTCGCATTGTCACCCAATGCTTTCATTTCCTGTTCTTCTTTCACGCTAAACTGGTCAACATATTTATCAATCGATTCGATGAATTTATCCATCACATCCTGAGAAACACGCTTATCTTTAGCAAAAGCCTGAAGTTCTTGAAATGGTGCATATTCAGGGTCAAGAAACTTTGATTTCGAAAAATCGTATTTATCAGGTACAGTCCCTAATCTTCTTTCAAGTTCAGAATTACTCTTTGCCAAATCAGCTACTGTCTTGTATTTATCAGGAAGCCATGACGGCCTTTCGCCGACTCCTGGAATACCTTCATCAATAAACCAAGCGGCTTTTTGTTCATCATCTGTCATTGATTATTTACCTGCAGCAATTCTATGTTTATGCGTTTGAAGCGCTAGTAAAAGCATACGCCCGAATTCCTTGAATCCATCCCAGAACATAATGTCAAGTTGGTAAGTAGGCGTACCAGGCCTCGCTAATGCCGGTATGAGATATCTCTCAGTCACCATTTCCATCCAACGCTTCCCTAGAGGGTTCATTTCAAATAATTCATAACAGAGTTTATCCCATTCAATAACTGCTGGGCTGTTTCTAAGCTCTTCAACATTCTTTCGATATTGTTCGGTATAATCTTCCTGTTGCAGAATCGGATTTTTATCAGGTTCCATTCATTCCTCATTTTATTATGAAGTCGCTATTGGTTGAGCACTTGGGTTTTCCGGTTGTTGCGGCATCATCCCTGCTGGATTTGCAAGTTCAGCGAGATTTTGTTTATTCTGTTGTTGCTGCATAACACGAGCTACATCTTTTGGTTTATTCAGATAACGCTGGTCTATCTGCAGGCTTTCAGCAAGCATATAAGGCGTTGTTTTAGGGTTAATATAAAGCTGTGTTGCTTCCTGCCCCATAATGCCTTGCATGACCTGTACATACTGTACGAGACGTTCTACATCAGCGCGTCCTTTTGAAAGCGCCAGCGGTGATTGATATTTAAACTTGATAGGTAAACCACCCGCTTTTGGATAAGGCAATAAACCCATGGAATTTAAAATGTAAGCACAACGTTTGATAATTGGCCATCCCATTTCCTGTTCCATACGCGAAAAACCAGGACCAATCTTTTCAGCGAGATTGGATTGTTTCATTGCCAATTCGTAAGCTGTTTGTGGCTGTACGCTACGTGAATCCTGTGGCTGCTCTGCAAATAAAAGCTGTTTGATTTGCATACGCAAATCAGCAATTGTCATCTGAGCAAATTCGGGTGATGCACTATTAGGTAAGGGAATAAGAGGAACCTGGCCATTTGTGCCAATAGGTGCAATCGGAATAATAGTAAATGGTTCAAGTTTAAAGGTATGAGGATTAAATACAGCATCACTAAAAGCCATATACGGTCTAAAAGTATTAAGATTCGCTGAAGCAAGTTCAACTCTCGCCATTTCATTCAAAGATATGATGGAAGGCAAAGCTTCCATAACAGGACCACGACCCCATGTTTCGTTATTAACTTTCTTCCATCGCCATACAATACCAGGACTTGAATCCATCCATTGCGCATAAAGCAAATCATTGTCAGCCCAAACAGCATAACAATATTTTTGTTTTTGATTGCAGAAATAAGCCACACCTTCATAAATGTTTCGGACAACTGCATCAGGGTCAGCTGCCATCATTGAAATAAGATTCGGTGATAAAACTATATTTGGCCAGCGCGTATTAAGTTCTGCAATTTTTAAATTTTGCCATGTACGAAACCAGGTTTCGATATTGCCATTCACAGATTCCTCAATAGCCAATTTATCGGCTGGAATACTTGTGCACATGAATGGCATATCATCATTCAATTGATTAATGACGAGGGCTGCAGTACCAACTGCCAAATCATAATAACATTCGTTAATAGTGACATCGAAGTTTGATGCATGAATATAGTTAAACAACCTACGCATATAGGTGTTGAGTTTCATTTGCGCTTCTTCAAGAAACTTGGTGTTCTCTTCCGATTCAGCATCGTCAACCATTGAATCATCAATTTCAAGAAAACCCCATTGAACTTTTGGAGGTGTCATCGTATCGTGAATCTTTGATACGAATGTTGAAACAGATTCTACAGCGGTTGTGTCATAGACACGGGTATTCTGAATTGTTCCTTGAAACTCTTTACCAGGTAGATAATATCGATTACGAAAAGGGATAGTGTAAAAGTACGCAGCTTGCTGAATGGGAATCCATAAGTCAGCCGTATACTTCGCTGCATTGTATCTCTTGCGCAACGTTTCCAGTAATGAATTACCTGGCATTGCGACCGGTGGCATCCCTTGCGTCGTATCCATTGATTAGCCACCTAGTTGGTTGTTTATATCATCAGTAGCTGGTTGCCCTTGACCAAGTAATCCTGCTCCAGAACTTGGCGCACGATAATTTCTACGTAGGCTGCGTATCTGTTTTTCCTGAATGCGCCGCTTCTCTACAGCTTCAGAATTACGTGCTTCATCGACTTGTTGTCTTTCAAGATTCGTTTGGTCCTGATAGGCTTTAACCTGGTCTGTAACGAGTTGCTGTTGTGCTCGAGTTTGTTCAGCACTTGGACGGCCAGTAATTTTATTAAATAAACTGCCACCAAAATCTTCAACCTTTTTAAAAGGTGATTCGATCGCATCTCTTGCCTTAGTCCACCAACTCATACTATCCCCCTAAATCCATATATGGACATAAATAACCTTGTGTTCGAAATCTTCTGATTTAATCTCATGGTCAACGTACACAATGCGCCAGGGAAGTCTAATCCTTTTGCGCAATTCCTTTATTTGTGAAAGGATTTTGGACACCAGAGTTCTCCGAGATTGTTTCTAAGTCAGATTTTAACTCATCTATTTGTTTTTGTAACTCAAAAGTCTGGTGAACATTTAACCCAACATTAACAGCTTCCATTAACTGTTTAAACTCAGAAGCAGTAAAGTCACCATCAGCTGCCTGTCTTAAAATAGCCTGATAATGTTTGGCTGGTGAATCACCTTCACCAAAGTTAATTCGGATGCGTGAGTTCCTGCTAATTCCAAACTTCGCCCACCCCATCAATTTCCAATGTTCCATTTCATGATTGATAGTACCCATCTGGTATTCTTTATTTCTTATTTCCATGCCTTCTTCATACCAGCATTGTTTAGCAACCATCTTGCAGAAAAAATAAAGACTACCAAAAAGCTCATGTTTCCTAACCCATTCGAAAAAGGTATTTTCACCTATCATTGCTTCAACACAAAAAAAAGTAGGACATCCTTTGCTTTTATCCATCATTACTTTAATTAGTAGTTTACCATGTATTTCTTCATTATATTTTTTATGCCCATTACTTTTAAAAAAGTCGTATACTTCGTTAACTACTTTATCACGGGCTTCTTTCATGTACTTATCTGTATGCATAAGAGATTATCACCTATGTTAGATATAAATCAGTTTCGGGAATCTATAATCAAGTCTACACTAAATGACTTGCTTTTGTACTCACCTGAAGCAGAAGAACTTTTAGTTTTTACATGTGCCACAGAATCGCTTGGTGGCACCTATATACGTCAGACTCATGGTCCAGCATTGGGAATCTACCAAATGGAACCTCAAACCTATACGGACATCTGGGCGAACTATCTTCACAATCAAAATAGACTTCGTATGATTTTAATCACAAACTTTAATGTTGTTAATATCCCATCACCTGAAAGAATGATTTACGATTTACGATATTCAACTGCTCTCGCTCGAATCTTCTATGAACGCGTTAAAGAACCACTCCCGAAGATAGACGATGTTGACAACATTTGGTGGTATTACAAGAAGTTCTGGAATACCGATAAAGGCGCAGCTACCAAAGAACACTCTATAAAGCTATATGAAGGCTTTAGGGGCGTTGCTGGCTAAGGTCTTTGTACATAGCAATCAATGTACTCGTATCGACACTATTAAAGCATATACGGCATAGAAATCGGGTTACTCTGACAGCAGCTCCTACATTCACATGCTCAATTGGAATGTAGTCATGTGGACCGCGGTTCTTACCGCATAACTCAATTTCTTCGCGAATCTTTCTAGCTTCAATCTCATCTAATGCTGGGGTTAAACTCATTGTTTCCTCCATATACAG